ATGGTGAGTGTGTACAGGCCCCAGTGCACCTGGCGCAGGGGGATGTCGGGGGCGCGTTTAATGAGTTCGTGGATGTTGGAGCGGTCGCCCTGCTCTTCCCAGGTTTCGGCCAGCACGGTGTTGGTGAAGGTTTTGAGTTTGCTGATGTCGCCTTGTTTGCTGGCATCAGTGGCTTCGACAAATTGCTGTACCAGGTCGGCCCAGCTGGTCCAGCCCAGCGGTGAGTAGAGGGCGTTGAGGTGGTAGCCGGTGAGTTTGCCCGGGCGGGTGCTGCTGCGGCTGTCAGACCAGTGGCCACCTGCCAGCATGGCAGGTTTGTGGTGCTCTTCGATGATGCATCCGTTGGCAATGCAGACGTAGCGCACAGTGGCCAGCAGGGGCGCGCCGTTGTCGTCTTTTTGCCAGTGCAGGCCGTGGGGTTTGTTGGTGCCCCATTCCAATGCCTGGTGGGTGCCGCAGTGGGGGCAGGCTACCAGGTATTGGGCGGCGTTGGTTTGCAGGTAGGCGGATTCGATGCGGCTGTAGTCTTTGATGGTGGGGGTGCTGACTTTGAGGATTTTGCGGCGGGCAAAGGTGCTGGTGCGCTTTTCGGCCAGGGCAACGGGGTCGCCTTCACCATCCACGTCAAGCGGGTAGGCATCTATTTCGTCAAGGAACAGGTAGCGCACGGGCATGGAGCGCAGGCCTGCCGCGCTGTTGGCCCCACTGATGACGACCACGCCACCGGCAAAGTCTTTCATGAGTTTGGTGTTGGCATCGTCACGGCTGCGGTTGTCGCGCACTTTGCGGCGCAGGCAGGGGGTGTCTTCGAGCATGGGGTTGATGCGCTGGCTGCTAAAGCGTTTGGCCATGTCGGTGGTGGGTTGCACGATCATCACCGGGCCGGGTTCGTTGTCGATGATGTAGCCCAGCCAGTTGTTGCCGGTTTCTGACTTGCCGAGCTGCGCGGCAAACATGACCACCACTTCTTGCACGGTGGAGCGGGCTGACAGGTCATCCATGATCTGGCGCAGGTACGGGGTGCGCTCGGTTCGCCATGGGCCGGGTTCGCTGGATGCCTTGCCTGAGAGCATGCGGTTTTTGTCAGCCCACTGGCTGACGGTGAGGTCAGCTGGCGGGCGGAAAAATTCGGCAAACAGCGCATCGACCAGCGCGGTGGCGCGGGCGTAGTCGTCGTGGTAGGCAAGGGGCAGCATGGCGGGTTAGCCCGGATGGCTCATTTGGTTGCGCTCAATTCAGACAAGGCCTGGCGCAGTTCGGTTTCCAGTTTTGCGGTCACCACGATCAGGTCAGATTCAGCGGCCAGCACCGGGGCCAGGCGGCTGGGAATTTGCAGCAGGGCATCGCGGACCGTGGCAATCTTGGTGGCCCAGGCGCTGCGCATCGCATCAGCGCGGATGACGGTGCCGCGCAGTTCGGCTTCCTTGAGTTCGCTCAAGTTGGCATCGGCCACCTCGCGCCGGGTGCGGGCTTCGTCAAACGCGCTGAACCGGATGGGTTCGGCGGGGGTGATTTTTTCTGGCGTGTCGTCTTTGGGTTGGGCTGCGGCAGGCTGGACAGCAACGTTGGGCGCATCGCCTGCCAGGTCAATCAGCGGTGGCTGGACCGGTGGCAGTGCGGCGGCTTTCAGATTGGCATGGGCTGGCAGGTCAGTGTTTACCGTCATAGCGACGCTGTGACATTGACGCGCATCAGCAGACACGCCAGCACCTGGTGTGTTGGTATCTGCGGCAGGTGCACCAGGCATGGCCACAGGGTTTATTGCAGCCAGTGGTGGCATACCGCCAGACAACGGCAGTTCAGCCTTTCGCTGGGCAATATTCAGGTTGGCCAGCCGCCACGCCATGGCGGACTCTGCGCTATCCACCGGCATGCCCCTCTTTTTCAGCTTGGTCATGCTGGGCGCAGACAGCCCAAGCTCGCGCCCAATGGCCGCTTGCGATGCTTGTTTACCAGTTTCATTCACCATTTATCAAACCTTTTTAACGGCCAAACCGGCGCATTTACCACTTTCAAAATTTCAATCACTAGCGCTCTTTCGCGCCTCTTATCACCGGCAATGGCGGGAGGCTGGAAAGTACCTTTGACCGGGGGGTCTCGGTTTGCGTTTCGGTTTTTGTTTTCATGCGGCTTGCCTGAGTTTTTGAGCTACGGCGCGGTTGACCTCGGTCAGGAACTCGTTGTTGATGCGGTTGATGACTCGCTCGCTGATCGGGCGAAAGTTAAACATCTGACCCACGCCGATGACTTGCACTGGCTTGATGGGCAGGCGCGCTTTGCCTTCACGCATGAAGACGGTGCGACCCTTGTTGCCGATGAACGAGCCCTTGATCATCTTGCCGCCTTGGCCCTTGATGATGTTGAAGCGCAACTGGTTCTGTGTGCCATCCTTGGCACGCTTGCGGCCTTGGGCTAGCGTTACCTTGCGCTCGGTGAAGTGGATCAGGTTGAGTGACCTGCCGCGCTTCTTTGCGCTGCCAAATATGCTGATGGAGGCTTGCAGTTTCCCGCCTTGTTTGGCACTGGCGTTGCGCATAGTCACCGAGTTGCTGACCTCGCTGGCCTTGATCTGGTAGCGCTGGGTGATAGCGCGATTGACTTCGGTCTTGCCTTTGGCTGCCGTCTTGTTGAGGGCCATTGCCATGGCTTGACTGCCAGCAAGGGTTGATAGCGACTTGATGCGCTTGACAGCTTCGTCAAGCCCCTTGAGTTGGACGTTAAGCTGCATGCTTATGCCGCCTTGAGGGTTTGAGCTGCCACGCTTGACTCATGCCAAATCACCACCTGGCTGACACCAAATGTCACCATGTACTGGGCGATGTCACGCGCTACCTCAACCAGGCTGAATGGCGTTCCAACCACCCGGCCAGCCTCACACGCCCAAAAGCAATTAGCCTCGCCACGCAAGCCACGGCGCACCAACACAAAGGCCTCATTGCCAATCACCGACGACTTGGCTTTGATTGACTTATAGGTCTCAGGCATGAACTGTTTGATCTCTTCAATCTTTGCCGTCACATCCAATTTGCTGCCCTGGGGTGTCCGGTTGTCCATACTGTCCTTCCTTTTCTATAGAGTTCGTAAGAGATAGCGCGAGGCTCACGCGAGCGTGTATGTGTGTACCTACATGCGCCACGCAAGCATTTGGGTGCAAGAGTGGCCACACAGCCTTGACTATCCAACTGACAATGCAGCAGCTTCAACTTGGCTAAAGCTGAAAAGAGTGGCCGCTACGGTCTCCATGGAAACCGCCGGACACACCGGACAGATGGACAGATTTAGGTCATTGGTGCGTGTGATGACTTCCCCGCTACCGCGCCGCAATGGGGGCGCAGCGCACCCCACAGCCCTTCGGGCGCACTACTGCCAATCTTGCGTCTGGTAGTGCTTGCAGCACGGCGCGTTTGTTGCGCCATGACCGTCTTCTGGTCATGGGGCATCGTCATCGCCCTTGTGTTGATGAATAACATCTTGAATATCAGTCCTGCCAGGGATTAGGTCCGCGACAAAACTCAACTGCGCCAATGGCCTCAGCCATGGCTACGGTCAAAATGTAGTCAATTTGGTAACTGAGGCGTTCGCAGCCCAAGTACTTGATTCGTCTGACTACACTGACCCGAACAAAATCTGTGTGTTCTGCAAACCTACGGTGCTGCAAAAGTTTGTTGTACATCCAGCTTGCAAAAGGGCTGTAGGGCTTGAAAAAGCGCCACAGGTCTCGTGCGTTCACTGCGTCCTGCACAACGCCATCAATTTCAAATTTCTGTTTTGGAATGAGTGGGTTCATAAACTCAGAATGGTTCATCATCAGCCTCCTGTACCGGGGGTTGAACCACTGCGCCACCCGGTGGGGGCGCTTCAATCATTTCGTCTGCATCATCCTGTGGGGGCCAGTTGGATGGCCTGGCGTAACCGTTGGCACGCACCCCGTTGATCTGCTTTTTGGTGCTGGTCCAACCCTGATTAGTGAACCAGCCGCGAATCTCTGACACCACGCCGGCCGGGCACTTGGCCGCATCGATGCCCATGGCCATCGTCACCTGAGACAGCGTGACAAACAAGGTCAGGTCATTGACGATGGAGCCCCCTGCCGTGGCGTTTGGGGGGCGGGTAAACAGGTGCAGCAGCTCGCTGGCCACAGCCGACTCTTGCAAGCGGCTGGACTGCATGGGCGCAAACAGGCGGCGCTCTTGCTCAGGCGTGGGCGTGTACTGCAACTGTGGGTCAGCACAGACCATGGCAAAGGCCTCGGCCATCAGCTGATCACGGTACTTTTGCACCCACTCGGTCTTGATGATGTTGCGCACCGGTATCGGCCAAAAGCGCCGGTTGCCCGTGCGATCGCGCAGGTACGTGTTTTCGTTGGTGGTGCCTACTAGCACGCACTGGCGCGGAAACTGCCCCACCGTGGTGCCATAGGCCACCCGGTAGCGGTCAACCTTGGAGCTGATAAAACCCTTGATGGAGCCCACCTCAGCCTTGCTGAAGTTGCTCATTTCAGCAATCTCATACAACCAGCGGCCCTGCACCTGCTCTTGCGCCTCCTTGCCGTGGCCAATGTCAAACGGGGTGTCGCTGTAAAAGTCAGACCCGGCCAAAATCTCAACCAGCGTTGACTTGCGCAAACCGCCCACGCCTTCAAGCACCGGGCAATAGTCAAACTTGCAGCCCGGCTCCATGGCCCGCTTGACCATGCCCAGCAGCCAGCAGCGCCCCACCACCTGCAAATACTCAGCCATGGCGCGGCTGATTGACTCTGGCGACTCACCAATGGCGTACATCAGCCACTTGTCAACGCGTGGCTTACCGTCCCACACCAGGT